TATTTCTTTCGGTATGCAAAAGAGCGCATTGGCCGCATTGCGAAAAGACGAGATAAATTATGTTTGAAGATGGCATCGTAAAAGTTAGACAACGCGGATTTGATCCAGAAACGTCCCTGTACTGCTTCGGCGGCGGCGGTGGCGATGGAGGCGGGGGTTCCGCAGAGAAAAAGACGGTAGAACCTAAAGATAAAAACTTTAACATTACACCCATGCCTACGATTGACGCTCCAATTGCTACGCCAAACTACACGCGAACTTTGCCAAACGGGATTGTTGTTGAAGATTATTCTCGTCCTTACAACCAGCCACCTACGGCTCCATCTCCTACGCCAAGCCCTACTGAAAGGCAGGGGTTTTATGATGATCTTGCCGTGGATCTACCAAACATGGGTGTTGTCCCTCAAAGACCGCAAACTCGGACCGGTGAAATTATCAGTGCAAGTCCGGTGGATATGTTAAACAATGCTCCTGTGACCCCCGGACAAACTTTAAATCAAGCTCAAGCTCTTGCTCCCGGACAAATTAGCGGCGGACGGATCGGAGTTGGCGAAGGATTCTCGGTGGGCAAAGTCCCCGGCGGCTATGGCGTTCAATATGACATGCGGTTTGCTCAAGGCGGACCAGTGACCGCGGGCATCGGATCACTAGCCTTGCCTCAAGCAATGTTTAGATCAACCAAGTCTTAGTGTCTTCGCCTAATACTTGACCCGCAATATCGATCTTATCGCGTAGCGCACCGAGGATTTTCTCATCCACGGTGTTTGGCGTGACAATATCAATGTAAGTCACGTTCTTTTCCTGCCCAATCCGGTGAGCGCGATCTTCTGACTGCAAGCGTATCTCTAAGTCGTAACCGTTATTGTAGTAGATCATAGTACCTGCTTCGGTCAGAGTAATGCCGTAACCGCCAGTTCGCGGCTGACCAACAAAGAACCGTAGCTCGCTGTTCGGATCTTGGAACCGCTCAACAATCTCCTGCCGTTCATCCTGCGGCGTTTCACCAAAGTAGATACTGGAAGACCCCTCACCGTACCGCTTGGTCAGTTCTGAGTGAATCGCCTTTAAATCGTGGGTAAATGTCGCCCAGATAATGGTCTTGCCAGACGTTTCTTCAATAATATCAAGCAGTTCTGTCAGCCGATTGCTTTTCAAAGTGTGCAGATCACCAGCATCATCAGGAAGATGTCCACAGCAAATTTGCTGTAATCGCATAATTTGTGTCAATACCGACGCAGTTGTGGATAACTCACCTGACTCCAACTTAGCCAGAGCCAACTTCTGCATCTGTTTATACGCCTTGGCTTGCTCATCGGTCAGGCTGACGTTCCGCCGCATGTACACTTTATCGGGCAAGTCCAAGCAGTCGGACTTCAGTACGCGATTGCTGAACTTATCGAGTTTTTCATTTAGCTCATCCAGACGACGGTAGCCGGTGATCTCATTAAAGCTTTTGTGACCCATCGTGCGCTTCTGCACAACGGCATAGCGGTTCTGGTAGCCGTAGTACGAATTGATACCAAGCGCCTTGGGGGACAAGAACGCGCACTGGCTAAACAGATCCATTGGCGACTTTGTTATGGGTGAACCTGTGAGGATGCGGCGGTACTTGCTGACCTTTAACAACTCCACAATGTTCGCGGTCCGCTGTGCTTTCCTGTTCTTAATCGTTGTCGATTCATCAACAATTACTAAATTATCAGGATTCTTTTTGCAGAATTCATACGCGGCTCGCGTACCCCTTGGTGTCGAAAACGCCTCAACGTTCATCACAAAAACTTTAAGCCCTTCAAAGGCTTCGTAGACTAACTTAACCAATTCTTCTTGGTAGCTTTTAGCAGAAGACGGTGTCCAACGGACAACCTGTGTCTCAATCCGATCTGGCAGGTGGGCTTCTAATTCTTTGCGAACCCAGTTATCGTAGACGCCCTTCGGAGCAATGATGAGCGCCGCGTCGATATGACCCTTTTCATACAGCATACCCATCGTATCAATAGTGACCTTCGACTTCCCCGTTCCCATCTCCATGAACAGCGCGTAGTATTCCGCGGCCCACGAGTCGCGTAACGCGTCTAGCTGATGCTCATATGGCTTGGTCTTAAATTCGTAGTTTTGAAATTTCATGCAACTTTCCCCTTGACTCTTGCTAATCATAGGATTATATATAGAAATGTCAAGGCCCGAACGGTGCCTTTAACGACGGAGAAAAGCGCATGAGCGATCTAAATGAATCAGCAGAACTGCTGAAAATGATGGAGCAGGACAATGCCGAATCAAGCCTAGAAACGCTGAGTCAAGAGGGACTACATACTGTTTCCTCATTGGCTGTAGCGATTAAAAACAAAGAAGCGGAAATCGAAGACCTTGAGAGTAAGCTCAAGCGGGAGAAGAACGCTTTACAAAAAATGACTGACGAAGACTTGCCGACCATGTTGGCCGAGCTTGGTTTGTCATCAATGACTCTGGATGACGGTTCAAACGTCACTGTAAAGCATACATATGGCGCATCCATCCGCATTGACGATAAGCCGCAGGCTTTCGAGTGGCTTCGTGATAACGGTTATGACGACATCATCAAGAATCAGGTGATGTGTGTCTTTGGCCGTGGCGAAGATGATCAGGCATCTGCCTTCAAGGCCCTTGCATCACAGCAAGGTTTAGCGGCGGAGCAGAAGACTGATATTCACCCACAAACTTTGCGAGCCTTTATTAAGGAACGCGTAGAAAACGGTGATGATTTCCCAATGGAGCTATTCGGCGCTTGGGTAGGACAACGTGCAGTAATCAAGAGGACTAAATAATGGCAACATCAAAAGCAGTAGCAGAAAAGCAGTCGGCTGCAATCGCAGAGTTTGACCCAACAATGTTTGAGGCCGATGCGGGTATCGGCACACGACTGGAGCAAGAAGATCTTGCATTACCCTTCCTGAAAATCGTTTCGGCACTCGACCCATTGCTCGACGACGAAAACTTTGAAGGACGCAAGGGCGACATCTACAACACGGTCAGCGGTACGGTATACAGCGGCAAGGAAGGTATTCGGGTCATCCCATGTGCCTATCAGCGTCGTTTCATCCAGTGGGCTCCCCGTGGTTCGGGTAGTGGCGCGCCACAAGCGATCTACGCACCAAACGAAGATCGTCCAAAGACGCAACGCGATGCCACCGATAACCGCGAGTATGTGGTTGACGGGAATGGCGAATACATCGAAGAAACGCATCAGCATTTTGTCATCGTATTGAACGAGGACGGATCTGCTGAAACAGCATTGCTTGCGATGAAATCAACGCAGTTGAAGAAGTCGCGTAAGTGGAACTCGATGGTAGCGTCCGCCAAGATGCAAGGTGCAAACGGGCCGTTCACTCCGGCACGTTTTGCCTACATGTACCATCTCAAAACCCTGTCAGAAGAAAACTCAAAAGGTTCATGGCACGGTTGGGAAATGTCACGTTTAGAGCCAGTGTCTGACGGTGCTTTATATCTGCAAGCCAAGCAGTTTGCAGAGAGCATTATGGCCGGTGACGTCGTCGTTAAACATGGGGATGATGAGGAAACTAATAACAACCCAGCGTTTTAATGACATGCGGGGCGCGTTCGCGCGCCTCGTTTTTGAGGATCAACTATGTCAGTCGAAAAAATTAGTTCCATCTTTGCCGGTTTAGAACAGGCATACGGAACTTTCAAAATAGAAAAACAGACGCAAAGCGGCAAGAACGCCGGTAAAGCGGCCGTCATTCGCGAAACGCGGACCACGGAACTATGGGAAGGCCACCTGTCAGGAACTGGCAAGGGCATCGGTATTATCCCGATCAACGAAGATAACTGTTGTGTCTGGGGCTGTATCGACATCGACCAGTACCCGCTCGACCACGCCGACCTCGTTGCGAAGATACGCCAAGCGAAACTGCCATTAGTGGTGTGCCGATCCAAGTCTGGCGGCGCGCATTGCTTCTTGTTTACGACCGAATGGATTGAAGCCAAAGTGATGCAAGGAACTTTGCAACACATCTCCACGGCTCTCGGTTACGGTAACAGCGAAATTTTTCCAAAGCAGGTCAAGCTAAACCTCGAACGCGGAGACGTCGGTAACTTTTTGAATCTGCCGTACTACGACGCAGAGGACGGGCTACGTTACGCGATTAAGGACGACGGCACCTCAGCTACTCTGGAAGAGTTTTTTGCTCTCTACGACGCGCATGTGCAGACTCCGGAGCAGATCGGAGGCTTAACGCAAGAAACAAACAACTCAGACATCATCGTCAAAGACGGGCCGCCGTGTTTGCAGTATTTGTGCAAAGAAAAGATTTCAGAAGGGGGACGCAACAATGGGTTATTCAATCTGGGGGTCTACCTCCGCAAAGCGTACCCAGACGAATGGGAAAGTAAAATACTTGAGTACAATGCCCAGTATCTGGCTCCGCCCTTACCACTCAACGAAGTTAATATCGTTGCGAAGCAACTTGAAAAAAAGGATTACGCTTACAAGTGCGGTGATGCGCCGATCTGCGCCCACTGCAACAAAGACCTCTGTCAAACGCGTAAATTTGGCATTGGGGCGGCAAGTCAGGGCGCGGCTATTGCAAACCTTAGAAAGTATAACTCCACACCTCCCGTCTGGTTCATGGACGTCAACGGTGAACCGCTTGAACTCGACACAGATGCGTTATTGTCTCAAGCGACTTTCCAAAAGGCGTGTATGGAACAACTCAATTTCATGCCTCGCACAGCCTCCAAGCAAAGCTGGGAAAGTCGGATTAGCGCGCTGATGAGCGAGATGCGCGATAACGAAAGTGCCATTATGGAAGTGGCACAGGACGCATCGACCTCTGGCCAGTTCTACGACTACCTCGAAGAGTTTTGTCGCCACCTACAGCAAGCGCAGGACAAAGAAGAAATCTTGCTCCGCCGCCCGTGGACCGACGAGGACTCCAACAAGACCTATTTCAGACTGCGGGATTTTGAAGCGCATCTCCGCAAGAACAAGTTTTTTGAATTTAAATCACACAAGATCGCTCAACGCTTACGCGATATTAGCGGCGAAAGCACGGTGCTGAAGATCAAAGGACGTGCCGTCCGCGTGTGGTCCATACCGGCGTTTGAATCAGCCGACGTGGATTTGAAACCTAAGTTTAACCAAGAAGAGGCCCCATTCTGATGTTGAAGGCAGACGGACTAGACGATGCGATTATCGGTGTTGGTCACCGATGCGGGGAACCGACAGTTGTCGTGTACGACATCGACTTATCAATACAAGCGGTTCAACGAGAATTGAAGTGCGAGATTTGGGAAGCCGTTGAGTATTTCAATTTTAATATTTTGGGTTCTTACATCGGGGAACATACGCCGATATTTGTAGAACGCATACAAGGAATCAAAGAGTTAGAGGAGTGGGTGGAATCCAATGGATAAAAAAGACAGAAACTTTCAAATCTACGAGATGCGGAAAAAGTATTACATGACGCTAACCGCAATTGGGAAACGCATGGGGCTGTCGCGCGAGCGGGTACGCCAAATCGTTCAACATGTTGAAGATAACTTAAAGGACTACGGGAATGTTCAGAATCTTCGGACCACCGGGAACCGGAAAAACAACAACGCTACTTAACATGGTAGATAAGGCACTCGAATCGGGCGTATTGCCTCAAGAGATTGCCTTCCTTGCCTTTACTAAGAAAGCGGCGACAGAAGCAAAAGAGCGGGCGGCAGAGCGGTTCGGCCTTGATGCCAAGAACGATCTGATATTTTTCAGAACGTTACACAGCCTTGCCTTGTCCATGACCGACATTAGCTCTGAGCAGATTATGCAACCAGAGCATTACAAGGAACTGAGCCATGCCATCGGCGTGGAACTCTTTGGTTCCAAGCAAGGGTCTGACGACTTCATGGATTTGGCCAAGACAAACGATCCATTGCTCGGTCTAATTAACCTTGCACGGCTTCGGAAGATTGATCTTCGCGAGCAGTACAACGAAAGCGAACTGGAGGTTGACTGGAACACGGTTAACTACGTCGATAAATCGTTACGCAAGTACAAGACTTTGTACAACCTATGCGATTTCACCGACATGCTAGAACTGTTTGTGGAACAAGCACCGACGTTCAAGCACCGGTTTAAGCTGACGTTTTTGGATGAAGCACAGGATTTGTCCCCGTTGCAGTGGGACATCGCACATATTCTGGATGACATGTCCGACAAAATGTACTGCGCGGGGGATGACGACCAAGCCATCTACCGTTGGGCAGGGGCAGACGTCGATCACTTTATCAATCTGGACGGCGGGTCTGAGATTCTTGCCCAGTCCTACCGCGTGCCATCTTCAGTTCACGCGGTGGCGGAAAACATCTCCAACCGGATTAGCCGCCGGTTCCCGAAACGCTACGAGCCAAAGACAGATCGTGGGCAGGTCAACCGTATCTCGACCATCGATGGAATCGATATGGCTGACGGATCATGGCTGATCCTGTCACAAGCGGGGTACCAGTTGTCCCCCGTTGCGACCGACCTGAAGTCAAACGGGTATCTGTTCAACTACCGCGGACACCGGTCTATTTCTGAAAAAGTAGCCGATGCCGTCAACGGTTGGGAAGCATTACGCAAAGGCCGCGAAGTCTCAGGCAAGACCGCGCGGAACATCTACGCGTTCATGAGCGGCAAAGAACGTGTGGCGCGGGG